AAAATGCTCATATTGGTAAAGCGTTAAGTATTTGGTTTGAAATATCGCCGGCCATTTGTTCTGCTGTCTCGTTGACCTTTGCATTAATATTATCATCACTCAGCGGGCCGCTTAGCAAACCCGGCTTACCGGGATAACCCATCTTATCAATCTTTTTTTTGATAGCCCAGGCAGCTTTTTCGGGGATGCCTTTTTCCTGGCACCATTGCTGTATGCGCTGGATCATGGGCGGGTTGCCGGGTTGAGGGTTTTGAGATGTTGGTGCGCGGCCAGTTTCTACAATTTGAAGGTAGGCGGGGATGTTGAGTTGAGAGGTGTTGCCATTGGTAGTTATGGTAATGTTTTGGGTGTTGATGTTTTGGGATTGGAGCGAGGTGATAAGGTCGGTTTGTATGGTTTGGAGGAGTTGTTGGGTTGGGGTCATAAATATTTTTTAACTGTTATTGCGAGCGGAGCGTGGCAATCTCGTCGAATGCACGACTATGAGATTGCCTCGTTCCTGGCAATGACAAGAGGTAATTAAAAGCTATCATAATACATCGTAGCTAGCGTCAATGTTAAACTCACGCCAGTTGTGTTCACGTCAAACTTGTTATACACGGGTAGCGATTTAGCTTTATCGCCCGCCTTGATGCGGAAATAGCGGCCTTCGCCTTCGCGGTATTTGGCGGCTTTTACAATAAATTCGTTGGCCATTTGCAGGGCCTGGGTTACGTAGGTTTCGTTATCGGAGCTGTATTGGTCAAACTCGGTTTGGTAGAGGAATTCGAGGTATACTGAAAATGTATTATCTACCGAGCCATTTATTTGCGGCGATATTTCGACAGGTTGTAAAGGGTACATAAATACTACGGGATAGGTTGTACCATCGGCTAAGAGGTTGAGTTCGTTGGCAGTGCCGTAGATGAACGTAGTTGGGGTTGATAGGGTTTGGGTTACAGATTGGATTTGGTTGCGTATCATATGTGTTATCTTTTTGAACCGTTATTGCGAGGAACGAAGCAACCTCTATTTAGGCGGGTTAGCTATGCAATTCTCTCTGTGTAGTATAGAAATTGCTTCGTTCCTCGCAATGACGTGTTAATTAAATACTTAAATTTACCTTTGCGCCTGTATTAACTCTGAATATCGCCTTTGATATTCGGCTTCGGTTTTGTTGAGTAAGAGTTTGGTTAGTATGCGCTCATAGGGCATATTGAGGATGGTATCCCACTTGGTGATGTCGCCGGCGGAGAGGGAGTTTACCGTATTGATGTACTTAAACTTTTCGAAAGAACGGATGCCTGCCTTTTTCTCCATAACTGTTGCAGGCGATGCCAGAAGCTTATTTTCTGTTTCGATAAGCTGGGATAACAAGTAAAAAAATGCTTGGCAATGGGCAGCGCCTCCGTTACCCTTAGCTTTTTTATTTCGGAGGTGAATGCTTCGGCTTCGTAATCGTTATAAGGTTTGCCCGTAACCCGGCAATAAAAATAGTGGGCAAGTAATTGGCTACAGGCTTTTAGCGATGGGTTAAAATAGTTCTGCCAGTTTTCTTCACCATAGATTTTAATGCATTGGCTAATCTCTTCAGCAATAATTTCCCGTGCCGCCATAAAAGCGCCTGCCGGTTCAATAGAAAGGTTGCTGATCACCTTTACTTTGCCTGATAAAATGGTAATCTCTTTAGGTAAGGCATCGCTATTGTACAATTGCGTAATTTGTTGAGAGAGCAATAATATGCTATCGCTAAAAGCCAGCAGGTCACTTGCATCTTTTACGTTGGCTAAGTGGGCAACAGGTATGCCTGATAGTATGCTGATGGCATCAATATCTGTCATCTCTTTCTTTTCCTGCAAGGCAATCATCTGGCCGAGGGTAATTTCGCTTAAATGGTCCGGCAGTTTTACCAACAGCTTGCCGGTAGTGGTTTTAAGTGTTTTTTCTATCATATAGTTATCAGTTTTTTTAACGGATCGGTGTAGCCGGGTGGCTGATAGGGCAGGCGCGAGGTTACTTTGCCTGTGCCGGTTGTTTTTAATTTATTGAGGGCAATGTAGCGTAAAGGATCTATCAGGTGGTTCCAACTGTCTACTGGTTCGTTAACAGGTTTGCCGGAACGATCAACCTTCCATTTATAGCGGCCAAGTTCTTTACGGAGATTGGTGCTGCGGCGGGTGACGTTTATTTTGTAACGTTTCAAGATGTCGATAGAATGCTGAATGCTATCGGGGCCTTTTTTAGCACCTTTTACATTCCAGCCCAGGCGGATCAGTTCTTCTATAGATTTTGGTTCGGCGCTATCGGCTATAATTTCGGTGCTTTTGCTAATCCCTGCATCCTGCATCTTTCTCGAAATATCGGTATTAGTTAAATGCGTTTCGTAAATCAGTTCATCAACCCAAAGCTCGCCGTTTTGACGATAAACCTCAATGCAGCCGGTTTCATCATTGGTATAACCGAAATCCAGCCCGGCGGCTATGAGCTTGGCACCGGCAGGGATTGCTTCGCAAATGTGCCAGTTGTTGGCGAATACCAGCCCCATAATTTTACCGGTGAGGCCACGGGCGTAAACTTTCCATAGTTCGTGGTCAGCTTCTTTTAGGGCCTCTATCTTATCACGTTCGGATTGTTGCAGGAAGGGGTTGTGCCGGTGATCGGATATAATGAGTTGCACATTGTTTTTACCGATAAGATAGTCGTGTACCCAAAAGTTGCTGTTGGGGTTATAGTCTATAAATACGCGCTTGCGGGTACGGAGCGAAAGTTCATTGAAAACGTCATAACTGATACCATTTGCTTCGTTAATGAAGAGATAGTCTCTCTTGCCGGATTTAGCATCCTGTGCATTTTCGTAACTTTTAAATTCGATGATGGTGCCGTTATGAAATTCGAATATACGGTCGGTTTTATTGTAAGTTTTGACCATGGTTTTTAGCTGGTCGGAATTGTTATAAATTGTCAAGGCATCGCGCAAAGCGCCTGCTTTTAGGTTTGGTATATCCTGGCCCACAATGGTGATCACCTGCTTGTGGTTTTCGCTGGCAAGGCAGAACAACACCTGCTCAATAGCATAGGTTTTGCCCGAACTGGTGCCACCCTGGTTAATAACCGTTTGCGCAGTGGCATTGTAATTTTGTTTGAATAGGATGGTTGAGGTCATTGGGTCATTGGGTCATTGGGTCATTGGGTCATTGGGTCATTGGGTCATTGGTATGACGAATATGCTGGATAGCATTTGCTGTCCTATTTTAAAGCAACTTCTTTTTCTGTAGCAGCAGGTTTGGGTCCGGATTCGATGATTTTGATACTGAGCGTTTTTAATGTGGTGGTTTCTTCCGATTTTTTGGTTTCTGTTTTTTCGTTCCAACCCATGCTTTTTAGGGCGAAGATGGCACCGCTGGTGGAGTGTTGGTGCAGGCGGCTTTCGTAAACGGCTTGCACACGCAGGCAACCGCGTTTGAGTGTTTCAGATAATTTACCGCTGCGTGTACAATCGTCAAACACTTCGCGACTGCTAAAACCAAGAAAAAGGGCTAATCCGCTGATAGTGGCTAATTCTGGTTCGCGCTCGCACACTTTGGTGCGGGTTGGTTTGCCGCCTTCAGTTTTGGGCGGTGTTTTGGTCATGCGGTATTTTCCTTTTATATAGATAAAATATTCGTCGATACGTGTGGTAAGCTCATCAGCTGTGAACTTTGGATATTTAGGCTTCATAAGGTTTATGATTGAAATGCCGATTGGCATAAAAGATATTCAAAGATAGCTAATTAAATTAGCATTGGCAAGAAAATTGTTAAAATTCTTTTCAAAAAGAATAATAGAAATTATTTTCTTTTTGAAAAGAAAATAATTACCTTTGGGTATGGAAAAGAAAAAAGAGCCACAGCCATATAAAGTAAATGATAGCTCTTATAAAGATTTTATGCTATCTGATTATATGGTGCCTTATGAAACCCTTTTTCAATCGCCCATTGCCAAATTGGGTGCAATAAAGCAAGGCCTTAAAGCCGATGCTATTTCTGATTTGATCCACGTTACTGGTGCAACCCAAATTGATGTAGCCAAATGGTTGGATATAACCGAGCCAACCCTACGCAAGCACATCCAAAGCACCAAGGGCCTTAACCCTGGTATCAGCGAGCACATTATCCAACTGTTTGAGCTTTTTAATAAAGGCATGGATACCTTTAGCAAACTCACCGAGTTTAAAAACTGGCTTAAAACCTATAACCCCGGTATTGATGCAATTCCATTTGATTTGCTGGATACCATAACCGGCATCAGC